CAGTTTTCTGTAAAAGGAAGAGACGCTCTTATTCAGTGTCTAAATCCAGAGCATGACGATTCAAATCCATCGCTCAGGGTAGATAAAATCACAGGAACTATGCACTGTTTTTCTTGCGGTTTCAAAGGTAACATTTTTACTTACTTTGGAGCCCCCGCAAGTCCTTTAGAAGTACGGCTACATAGAATTAAAGATAAAATTGCAAAAACCCGTGCATCAACAGTAGGAATCAAACTGCCAGAAGATCGTATAGAGTGGAAGGGAGGCGGCTTCAGAAATATCTCTGAGGAAACCTTACGGATCTGGCAGGCATTTACATGGAATGTTCCTAAGTTTGAAGGTCGAATCATTTTTCCGATTCGTGACGTGCGAGGTAAAACTGTAGCACTCATAGGCAGACTAATTAGTGGTCTCGGTGAGAATAAGTATTATATTTATCCTCACGGAGTAAAAATGCCACTTTGTCCTGCTAAAGTAAAACCCCTTCGTAACAGAGTAATTCTGGTTGAAGGTATTTTTGATGCTCTTAACCTTTGGGATAAGGGACTAAAGAATACCGTGTGCTGTTTTGGCACTCAACAAGTAGACTGGGTTAAGTTGTCGCTGCTAAAACTACAGGGCGTCACTGGTATTGATATTATGTTCGATGCCGATGCCGCAGGTAAAAAAGCAGCACAACAAATAAAAACTCTAGCTGAAGAAATGGATTTATCAGTGCAGATTATCACCCTGCCTGAGAATACCGATCCCGGTAATCTCAATGCAGACCAGATTAACAGACTTAAAAAACGGTTATACGGCTAATGTCAATTGCGCTTATTGAATCAAAACCTTCTTCTGTAAACTTCGACAAGTATTTTCCTTTCGAGTTTCAGCGCTTTGCACTCTGCTCTGATAGCAGTGTGAAGAAAGTTATGAAGAAAGATGTTGATCTTAACATTGATATTGATACCTTTGACTGGATTATTCTAGTTGGAGCAGAGCCTTTTAAGCATTTTACTCGTAAAAGCTCGATCACCGAGTACAACGGTAAAATTATTGACCAAAAGTTCCTAGGCTTGGTAAATCCCGCTGCTATTAAGTTCAAACCTGAAGTAAAGAAAGCTTTTGAAGAAGCCGTCGAAAGCATTAGCGGTTACGTTTCAGGTGACTTGAAGCAAGAAACTCTCGGCGAAGATAAATGCTATGGCATTCGCACAAAAGAAGAGTGTGTAAAGTACCTAAAGAATGCACTTAGTGCTCCTTTTGACTTTATTGCTCTTGACTCGGAGACTTCTGCACTTGCTTGCCGCGATGGCTATATGCTAGGTGTATGCCTTGCGTATGAGCCCGATCATGGTGCATACATTGACGTAGAGGTTATTGACGAGGAAGTTGAGGCTCTTTTTCAGGAGCTTTTCAACAAGAAAACTGTAGTGTTCCACAACGCAAAATTCGATTTGCAGTGGTTTGAGTATCACTTCAACTTCAAATTTCCTAAATTTGATGATACGATGCTTATGCACTATATGTTTGACGAAAACCCCGGTACTCACGGACTCAAAACTCTTGCTCTGAAACATACCGCTTATGGCGACTATGAAAAAGAACTAGAAGATTGGTCTGCTGAGTATCGTAGAAAGCACGGTATTCTCAAGGAAGATTTTAGTTACGATTTGATTCCTTTTGAGGTAATGTACAAGTACGCAGCAATGGATGCTGTTGTTACTTTTGCGCTTTATCAAAAAATGAAGCCTGCTCTTGCTAAGAACAAGCAGCTTACTTGGGTATATGAAAATATCCTTATTCCTGGCTGTAATTTTCTCAAGCAGGTAGAATCTAACGGTGTTCCCTTTGACATTGATCGTCTAAAGCTCGGTCAGGAAAAAATGTCAAAAGATATTGAGGATGCTATTGCTAGACTGTATGAATATCCAGAAGTTAAAAACTTTGAACGGCTACAGGGTAAAAACTTTAATCCGAATAGCACTGCGCAGCTTCGTACGCTCTTGTATGATTACATTGGCTTAACCCCAACGGGTAAGAAAACAGGTACAGGCGCGGATTCCACTGACGCAGAAGTTCTTGCTCAACTTGCTGAGCAACACGAAGTTCCCAAGCTAATTTTGGATATTCGTCAAAAAATGAAGATCAAGACGACTTATCTAGATAAGATTATTCCTAATCTAGATCGAGACGGTAGACTTCGTACAGGTTTCAACTTGCACGGTACTACGTCAGGTCGTCTATCTTCCTCTGGCAAGTTAAATATGCAACAGCTTCCCCGAGACAATCCCACTGTCAAAGGGTGCATCAAAGCCCGGCCAGGCTATAAAATTGTTGCAATGGACTTGACCACTGCTGAAGTATATGTTGCTGCTGTGCTAGCAAAAGATAAGGGACTCATGGATGTGTTCCGAACCGGAGGCAACTTTCACTCTACCATCGCAAAGCAAGTTTTTAAACTGCCTTGTGATGTTGAAGAAGTTGACTCACTTTACAAAGCAAAGCGTCAACAAGCTAAAGCAGTAACCTTTGGTATTATGTATG